GATTTTGGAACAGAAATATAACATTGGTAAAAAGGGTAAGACCCAGGAAACCGAATAAAAAGGAGCGGGAAACAACATCCCGCTTTTTTTATGATCTCTTATAATTAGTAGTGGATGCCGAAAGGGTCCAATCACTACTAAGACGCTCATGGAGGTCTATTATGTTCGGAACAAATTCACTTGCACTTTCAGTACCAGATACTGCAAAGTATTTGTTAGATATTCAAAAAAACAGTATTGGAATGGATGAATGGTTTAGAAGGTTTGATACTGCGTTTGAGACGCACACAAACTATCCACCATATAATTTGGTAAAGGAAGATAGTATTACTTTTAGATTGGAAATTGCTCTTGCTGGATTTAAGCGAGAGGAAATTGAAGTTACCACAGAATGGAATAAACTCTTTGTAGAAGCAAAAAAATCTGATGATTCTGGTGAGGAATACTTACATCAGGGACTTGCTAAGAGAGCATTCACGCGCACCTGGACCCTATCTGATGATGTGGAAGTTAAGGATGTTGCCTTTGTTGATGGATTGCTCACTATTAAATTAAATAGAGTTATTCCAGAACATCAGAAGAAGAAAGTCTATGAACTTAAATAAATAGTAGTGGGCTACTCACAACTATTGTTGCCGCAGAGGGGAACTGGCCAAAACCAGTTGACGCCCCTCTTTTTTCTTGCTATAATACTAAGAGGTATGGAGTAAAAATGACTATTAAACTTTTGCTACTTAAGTCTGGTGAAGATTTAATTGCAGACGCTCAGGAAATGGTTGCGGGGGAGGGGGATGAGAGAAGAGTAATTGGATATCTTCTCAATAAACCCTGTATTGTAAAAATGCGCAATCCAAATGTTCTTCCTGAACAAAATGTGGAAGAGAAGAAAAGGACAGCATTTGAGGTTTCTCTTTATCCTTGGATGCCTTTGTCTGCTGATAAAGTAATTCCTGTTCCTGCAGATTGGGTTGTAACTATTGTAGAACCTGTCGCTAAACTTAATGAAATGTACACTGAGGATGTAATCAATTATGGAAAAGATAATCAAAGTAATAGTGCTGATGAATCAACAGATTCTAATCACTCAGATTGAAGAAATTGGTGCTGATATTGGAGAACCTGATTGTAAATTAATCAATCCCTTTATAATCAAGGAACAAAATACTTTAGAACCTTTCTTGTTGGGTGTAACAAAACAAGATTATTTTATGATTAGTTCTGACAAGATTCTTACTCTTGCAGATCCAACCCCCACTCTTCTTGAGAAATACGAGGACTTGATTAAATAATGCGTTAAGTATTTTTTTTCTTTTTATATCGGGCATATTCTCCAAGATATTTGCCAGTCTTATAATTTCCATTATTTGTGCCCGATACATCAGAGTAATCTCTTTTTTTGCGGGTTCCATTTTCATATCCTTTTTTTAAACTTTCACTTCTTTTTCTTTGAGTTTCCTCTGAATAGTTTCTGGATTTTCCTTTATGTGGCGAAGGTTTTCCTTTTTTTGCAAAGGACATTTTTTCTTTAGTTTCTTTTGAGCATTCTTTAGCAGTCTCTCCGCCGGTTGTTAAATTATATCCTTCAATCATAGTGTTATAATATTGTATCCAATATGATTCTCTTTCATCTAAAAGATTGTTAGGACATTCTTCAAGTATTTCAATTTTAAAATCTTCTCTTGCATATTTTCTTATTGCGTTGTATAATGGTCTTGTAAGATTAGCATTCTTTGCTGACATAAAGTGTTGAGATATTCTTTTTGATAATCTTTGTTTAGTTTGTCCTATGTATTTTTTACCACTGGGACTTTCTATAGAATAAATTATCGCCATATCAATAAAAATTAAGTTTTATACTATTATTTATGTCTTTACGCTTTTACACTAATGTCCAGTTGATTGGAAATCAGTTTTTAGTTCGTGGTTATGAAAATGGTAAAAGTTTTGAAACAAGAGATGAGTTTATTCCCACTCTCTTTGTAAAATCTAAAAAAGAATCCAAATATAAGACATTAAGTGGAGAATCCGTAGAACCTATTCAACCAGGATATGTTCGTGATTGCAGAGAGTTTTATAAGAAGTATGATGCCGTAGATGGATTTGAAATCTATGGAAATGATAGGTACATCTATCAGTATATTTCTGAAAAGTATCCAGAGGATGAAATTAAGTTTGATATTAGTAAAATCAAACTTATAACTTTGGATATTGAGGTTGCATCCGAACAAGGATTCCCTGATGTAGAATCTTGCGTTGAGGAAATTCTTGCAATCAGTATTCAGGATTATACGACCAAGAAGATTATTACTTGGGGTGTTAAACCTTTCAATAATGTTCGTAAGGATGTAACATATCATCTTTGTGCATCCGAACATGCACTGCTGAATTCCTTTATCAACTACTGGATGCAAAATACTCCAGAAGTTGTTACTGGTTGGAACCTTGAGTTGTATGATATTCCTTATATTGCCAAGCGACTTAATCGTGTGCTTGGTGAAAAGTTGATGAAGCGTCTTTCTCTTTGGGGACTTGTAACGGAAGGAGAGACTTATATCAACGGCCGAAAGCACACGACATTTGATGTGGGTGGTGTGACTCAACTTGATTATCTGAATCTTTATAAGAAGTTTACTTATAAGGCACAGGAATCATATCGTCTGGATTATATTGCTGAGGTAGAACTTGGACAGAAGAAACTGGACCACTCTGAGTTTAATACCTTCAAAGACTTTTATACCAAAGGTTGGCAGAAGTTTATTGAGTATAACATCGTTGACGTAGAACTTGTTGACCGATTGGAAGACAAGATGAAGTTGATTGAGCTTGCACTTACGATGGCATATGATGCAAAAGTAAATTATGTCGATGTGTTTTATCAGGTTCGTATGTGGGATACAATTATCTACAACTATCTTAAAAAACGTGATATTGTAATTCCTCCAAAGAATAAGTCTCAAAAGGATGAGAAGTATGCTGGTGCTTATGTAAAGGAACCAATTCCCGGTAAGTATGATTATGTTGTTAATTTTGATTTGAATTCTCTTTATCCACATTTAATTATGCAATACGCAATATCCCCAGAAACCCTTGTAGGAAAAGATGAACTTAATAAAAGAATTGCTGAACTTGAAAGTATGCTATAATATAAATAGGATATAGATAGTTTATAAGTAAAGGTTAGTATCCTATGTATGTTTATCAGTATAAAGAAGATGTAAATGTGTTCTATGTTGGTATGGGACAAGGTTATAGAATGTGGTCTCATTTAAAACCAAGTTCTTATATGCCATATGATGCAAATTATCCTTCTTTTTATGGAAAAATAAAATCTATGATTTTAAATGGGACTGAACCTTGTGTTGAAAAGATTTTTGAAGGCACAAAAGAAGAATGTCTAAACCTTGAAAAAGAACTTATTGAAAAATATAAGTTAATTGACGAAGGGGGCACACTCTACAACATTTCTAAAAGTGGTGGTGGTCGTGTAAAAGGAAAATCATATCCTATGAGTGAAAATACTTTGAAAAGATTTAGAGAAACTAGGAAACAAAGTAGGACTTACAAAATTGAAAGTGGAGATTTGAGAAAAATGTATCTTATTGAAAATAAGACAAGAAAACAAATTGCCGAACATTATAATTGTAGTGAGGTATTAATCAAACAAAGATTAAAGGAATTTGGAATTAAAAAGTCCACCAAAATTATGGAGAATTGAAATGTGGAAAGATGTTCGTAAAATGTCCCGTGAGGAAATTGTAGAAGAACTGGAAGCACTTAAACAGGTAAGAGAACTTTCTGCAAAAGTTAATGTAGATAAACTTCTAAATCAAGAATTGAATTTAGAACCTTTAAAAAAAGTAAACTTAACTATGACTGCAAATGGAGCACTTTACCGCAGAGTAAAAGGTATGCTTCCAGAACTTATGGAGAAGATGTATAATGAGCGAGTCATCTTTAAGAAGAAGATGATTGTGGCAAAACAGGAATATGAAAAGAAAAAGACAAAAGAATTGGAAAAAGAAATTGCCCGTTGCAATAACATCCAAATGGCAAAGAAGATTTCTCTTAACTCTGCTTATGGTGCTATCGGCAACCAGTATTTCCGTTATTACAAGTTGGCAAATGCTGAGGCAATCACTCTTTCAGGACAGGTTTCTATTCGCTGGATTGAGGCTAAGATGAATGCCTATATCAATAAACTTCTTAAAACAGAGGATGTAGATTATGTTATTGCTTCTGATACTGACTCCATTTATCTTAATATGGGTCCTGTGGTTGAAACTGTATTCAAGGGAAGAGAGAAAACTACTGAAAGCATTGTCTCGTTCCTTGATAAGGT